CTTCATCAGAAGAATTCGACCACTGTTTCTTCATTTGTAGAAGAGCATTTTCTAGCTCATCTGGTGCCATACCTAATTTTAATTGTCCAATTCCAATATGTGGTATAATAAAAACAGATTAGGCGGGAAGTCCCGGTTTTCCGGGGTTTCCCGCCTTTCTTGTTACTATCGTGTTAATAGTTCAGTGTTCAGCGGCTTATAATGTTCACCGCTTTGAACGGCCCCTATTGACATTTCAGCGGCCTTGAATTATACTGAACATAGAACGAGGGTGCCACCGGCAAACGGTTAGCCCCCTACTGGATTACAGAAGTAACCGCTGGTTTGGGAAGGCCGGGCGGTTACTTCTTTTTATTGGCCTGCATGAACAGGGCAATAATGCCAACGATTAAAATACCTGTCTGGATCAGATCAGAATATGTAACCATTTGACAGCCCCCCTTTCTATAAAGATCAGGGGGCAAGAAGCGCCCCTGATCTGGTCAGGGGAACTAACCGCTTGCCGTTTATCGGTAGCACCACCAAAAGAATACCATAGGATTTGACAAAATACAAGCCTTACTGAATGAGTTCAACGGTGCTTTTCAATTCATCCAAGGTTTTGTGATTATAGACCCGGTTTCCCGTGTCCTTGGACACATGGCCCATGAGAAGGTCAATACATTTCCGGTTTGCCCCGGCGCTGTCCAGTTGGGTTTCAAAGGTGTGGCGGCATTCGTGCGGGGTGTGGTTTATCTTCAGAGCCTTCATAATATCCGCCCAAAATACCCGGTATTGAGTTTGGGAACAGGCCCTTCCATTGTAGCTAATTAGGCGGGGGCCACCTTCCGCAAGACGGGCTTCCACCAATGGCCTGATTTTGGAATGGATAGGAACCACCCGATCCTTACCGGCTTTGGTTTTGGTTCCGCCCTTCATCGTCCCGGCCTTCAGGTTTATATCTTCCGGTTTTAAGTTCAGAAGTTCGCTAATCCGCCACCCGGAGTAAAGCAGGATCAGAACCGTGTCAACCCAAGGTTCTTTCTGATGTTCCCAAACTTTCTTAACTTCTTCCTTGCTGAAGGGAAGGCGGCTGGTGGGCGGAATGGGATCAGAAGTCAGCAAATCAGAAAAGCACCGGTTGATTATGTCCATTTCAAGGGCAAACCTGTCAAGATGGCCCCAAAGGTTTTTGATTGCCGCTTGGGTGCTGTACCCTTTTCCGCAACCGTCAATAGTGTCTTGCATTTGGTATGATCGAATTTGTTTATAGGGCTTTTCCCATAACGCTGAACAATGCTTGAACGCTGAACACAAAGATGAACGGTTGGATTCCCCCAGCTTCGGAGCCTTCTTTTCTTTCCAGAGTTCAAACAGTTCCTTCATAGTGATCTTGGCCCGGTCAACATCCCAAGGATCACGGTTATATTCAGCCAATAGCAGATTCCCGGCTTCACGGGTTTCTGTGTAACCCACAATATCATAGATGGGATGGCCTTTGTTATTCCAGCCAATCACTTTCTTCACAATGAATGGGCGGCGGCGGTTGCCTGACAGCTTCGCCACAGTCCCATACCCATTGGGATTCCGCATTATATCACCTGTCCTTTCAGGAAAATGGGTATGGCAAAGCCAAACCCGATGTGATATAATGTCCAATGGGGATTGAAACATTAACTTCAAACGGGTTTTGTTTCGCCTGACCGCTTCCGGTGTGCCACCACCGGGGGCGGTCTTTTTTTTTTGCCTTCTGTTATGATCTGTTCTATCAAAAACCTTTATCCTATCTGGTATTTATCTAATAGAACAGATAGAACAGATGTTATATTACTTAAACTTAAAAAGTAAAAAAATATATAAGATAAGTAATATAAGAGAACTGTCTAAAGATGTGTTCTATCTGTTCTAATTTAGGACTTCGGATAAAGTGTTTGATCTGCCCATCGTACTTGTGAAACTTCCCCAGCGCCATTCAAATAAAGTACAGGATTATTCTCATCTTCTGTTCTAATCCTATACCCAATATCATCCGGGTTGTATAGTCCATCAAGCATGGTGTCATGGGAAATAGTTTCAATGCCGCCAATGCCGCATTCCTGAAGGATGCCCCAAATGGTTTCGGCCTGTGCTTCAGTAACTTCACAAGAATTCATAATGGCTTCGATGTTTGGATCAGTTTTTTGATATTGTTCAGGGTTTTGAACTACTCTTGAAATACCAAAAGCCAAAGCCCCTATAAAAATAATTGCCACAACTAAACCAATTTTCTTTTTCATATTTATCCCCTTTATCTAACATCACTTTGGAAAGCAACCGCCTTCCCCAGAATGATTATATGATCCAGTTGTTCCCCGGTATAGACCAGATCTTCATAATCAGGATTTTCAGCCTTCAAGATTAGTAAGTTTTTTTCTGGATAGTAGTTGACCCGCTTCAGAGTTGCTTCATCATCAATGACCACGGCAGCAATTTCACCATTGTCAACCATGCTTTGTTTTCGGATAAATACAATATCACCATCATAAATTCTGGCACGGATCATGCTATCACCTTTTGCCCGTAAGCAAAAATCAGCTTCAATTTCCGCTCCAGCTTCTACATACAATTCTTTTTCTTCATTGGCGGTGATGGGTTTCCCACAAGCGATTGTTCCAATCAAAGGGTATCTCTTTCTTTCAATCGGAAACAAATTTTCAAATTTCACTTGGGAGCGCAGAATATCAAGATCAATGGAATTATCAATATCTTCTAACCATGCCGACTTACTTCTATGATCCGATTTGCCAAGTAAATAATCCATATCAACATTGAAGTAATCAGCAATGGCTTCAAGGGTTTCTATACCGGGTTCTCTTTCTCCACGCTCATACATATTGACGCTACTTTTAGAAGTTCCGAGTTGCTTTGCAAAATCCTGTTGAGATAAACCGGATTCCCGGCGTAAAAGTTTCAAACGCTCATTGAACTTTGCCATTAGTAACACCCCTTTCATTTATATTATACACAATTTGTGCACAAGGTCAATCCATCATAGTGCACAAATTGTGCCTTTTTATTTTGTGCACTTTTAGTGTTCGGCTCGGCTTGACATTTGAGCACATTAGGTGTACTATAATAGCAGACGAGCACAAAAGGTGCACGAAACAAGAAAGGGAGTGAGAACATGATCCAGAAAGAAACCACTGGAATGATTCTTCGCAAACTGCGTGGGGATCGAACCCAAGAAGAAATTGCCGCCGCTCTTGGTATTACAAAATCTTCTTGGGCCATGTATGAGCGGGATGAAAGAATTCCCCGTGATGAAGTCAAAATTCGGATTGCCAACTTCTTTGGTAAGACAGTACAAGAACTTTTTTATACCCCGATTGAGCACTATAAGTGCTCTTAAAAGGAGAAGAAGCCATGAATGAAGTAAGCCTGAAGCCGGTTATTGAAGAGCTTGAAAACTTATTTTCAAAGTTCAACGCCCGGTTCTTTGCTGAAAAGCTGGAAAAGCCCGTGATCACTGTTTCCCCGGATCATACCCGTGGGGCCTATGGGTGGTGTACTGGCTGGAAGGCTTGGAAAGCTGGCGAGGATGAAGGCCACTATGAAATCAATCTGTGCGCCGAATACCTGAACCGGCCCTTTGAAGAAACCTGTGGAACCCTGATCCATGAAATGGTTCATCTTCAGAACCTTCAAGACGGTGTTCAGGACACTTCACGATCTGGCACCTATCACAACAAGAAGTTCAAGGAAACCGCTGAAGCCCACGGCCTGACCGTGGAGAAAGGCGAGAAGTACGGCTGGCACAAAACAGCCCTTTCCCCGGAAGCCCTTGAATTCGTTCAGAGCCTTGGGAAACAGGGGTTCACCCTTGTACGGCCCCGGCCCATTGGCCTAAAGGGTTCCAGCAAGGGGGGGGGATCAAGTTCCCGAAAGTATGTTTGCCCCTGTTGCGGGGCCATTATCCGGGCCACCAAAGAAGTTCATGTAATCTGTGCGGATTGTGACTGTGAATTTCAGGAGGAATGCTAAATGAGAAGAAAACGGAAAACCGTGTGGGCCTTCCTCGATGGGAAGAAACTGGTGGATGTTGTTCAAGCGGCCCTTGACAACAACATGATGGTGGATGATCTGAAGGCCAAGTTAATTGCTGAAAACCCCGGCCATGAAGTTACCTTCAAGGTTCTGTAATAGGAGGATGGGCAATGAATGTGAAGCTGACCAAGCGGAAGGCTTGGGAATTGATCAGCCGAATTCACCCACGGCTGAACATCCAGAAGGAAGTTACCCCTTCCGATGTGGCGATTTACAAAGCCACCACCGGCCCGGATGGGCTGGAAATCCGGTGTGAAAATGACTGGTTCAATCACAATGGCCGGATCAAGTTGACCATTGCCAATGTGGATGGCGGAAGCCCCATTATCCGCTATTACCACCCTGACACCCTGAACCGGGATTATGTGGCGGAACAGGCCGAAAAGGAAGCTGAAGCCAAGCAAGCCCGTAAAGAATGGGTTTGGGCTATGGGTAAGGAAATGGCCCACAAGCTGGTTGACCAGTATTGGGGCAACTAAAAATAGGAGGTTATCACCATGAAGAATGAGCAAAGCAAACCCGTGAAGGTGGTGCGGAACACCAAAACCCGCCACCAGACCGGTTATCGCAAGCCGGTTAAGAACCCCACCACCAACTACCCCAAGGATTCCCATAAGGAATTTTGCAAGCGGTGTTTGGCCCACAATGGGGTGTGTCCCCGCACCAACGGCAAGCCTTCCAAGGCGTGCGATCTGTAAGAAAGGAGTGTATGAGCATGACCACTTTTGCAGAGCGTTTGAAGTATGCAATGGAACAGGCTGATTTGAAGCAATCGGCCCTTTCCGAACTGACCGGTATTTCCAAGGCCGCAATCAGTCAGTATCTTTCCGGGAAGAACACCCCCAACCAAGAGCGGATCAAGGCGCTGGCCGATGCCACCCGAACCACCTTTGATTTCTTGATGGGGTATGGTGTGGCCCCGGTCAATGATGCCCCGTCCCCCGTGAAGAAAATCAGTGTGAAGGAAGCGGCCCGGTGCATGGGCAAATCTGATCAGTTTGTGCGGATCGGCCTTCAGCGTGGGCTTCTGCCTTTTGGCAATGCGGTTCCCGGCACCGGGAACAACTGGAATTACTACATTAACCCCGCCAAGTTCAGGGAGTATGTGGGCGCTGAAGCCTTCAACACCTTTTTTGGCCTGACTGCCTGACAGATTGGGGGGGGGGATGAGTGAAACCAGCGAAAAACGAGGTGGGCGGCGGTGTGCGGTTGCCTAAATCGTTCTATGAACGCCCCCTTACCCCGAAAGAAGCCCAATTTGCCACGGACAACATCAATATTGTTTGGTGGTATTTAGATCAACAGGGCCTTGACCGGGCGGAATGGTTTGATGTGGTAATCTTCCGGTATCTGATCAGCGTGAAGCGGTGGTTCGCCCTTCCTGATTTGCAAAAAGTGAAGTTTGTCACTGTGGCCTGTAATGCTATGCGGTCAGCCATTGGGAATGCACGGCGCAAGAGCGCCAAAGAACCCCAAACTGTTAGCCTGTATGAGCCTATCCCCGGAACTGAAGATCTGTTGTATATCGACACGATAGCGGCCCCGGAAATTTTGTAAGAAGGTGAAGTAATGGAAATTAAATATAATGTTCAGGCCCCACCCAAGAAAGCCTTCAACGGTGGAGCCAAGAGCGAGGAAGTCAAAGCCATTGAAGATTTCCTGACCAGCGGGAACGCAAAGAATATGTGCTTTGAGTATGGCACCGAGAAGGAAGCTAAAACCAAACTTTCCACGGTTTCTTCCCATAAGCGCAAGTGGAATGAGAAGAACCCCAAGAAGTATGACGCTTACCGGGTGGGCAACTGTATTTACATTGTCCGCCTGACTGGAAAGAAAGGATGATAAAGATGTTGCAAATCGGAATGACTGTGAAGGTGCTTCCTGATGCGGAGTACGGCGGCAAATATACCGGGTGCGTTGGTGTAGTGAAGAACTACTATTCCAGCAAGAAAAAGGCTGGTGTGGAGTTGGACAAGGTTCAGAACGACGCAAGTTCCAAGGGCCTGTTTTGGTTTTCGGAAGATAAGCTGGCCCCCGCCAATGATTTCTTGGAAAGCGTTTCAAAAATAATGAATGCTATGAATTGTCGGTGCAGTTCCCACCTTCACCATACCGGCGTTCCCCCTGTGAAGAAAGTGATCTTCAGCGGCCCCAAAACTGTTGTTCTGTGGGCGGATGGCACCAAAACCATTGTTTCCTGTGGTGCGGGTGACACTTATGACTATTATAGCGGCTTTTGTGCGGCTGTTGTGAAGAAGCTGTTCGGTTCTACCACCCACGCCAAGAAGGTTTTGGGTGAAGTGGTTCAGGTTCAATGATTACGCTGTTTCAACACCAGCAACAGGCCCTTGACCTGACGGAAGGCCACAACCGATGCGCCTATTACCTTGATATGGGACTTGGGAAAACTTTTGTCGGTTCAGAAAAAGCCCTGACCCTAAATAGCCGGGTAAACCTGTTGATCTGCCAATGTTCCAAGGTTTCTGATTGGATAGATCACATGGTTGAGAACTACGCCATGAACCATTGTTGGATGATTTATGACCTGACCAGTAAGAAGGAATTTGAATGGTTTATGGCGGCGGTTGCTGAAGTCGATAACCCTACCAGAATTTGTGGCGTGATCAACTATGAACTGACCTTCAGGCGAAAGGTTTTGAAAACCCTTTCCGGGTTCACGCTGATGCTTGATGAAAGTTCCCTGATCCAGAATGAGAACGCCAAACGGTCAAAGTTCATTCTTGGCCTAAACCCTGAAAATGTGATCCTTCTTTCCGGTACGCCCACGGGCGGCAAGTATGAAAAGCTGTGGAGCCAATGCCGCCTTTTGGGGTGGAACATATCAAAGGAACTGTTCTGGAAGCAGTACATTGAAACGGAATGGGTTGAAGAAGATGGGTTCTGGCGGCAGAAAATTACCGGGTACAAAAATGTTGACCGGCTGAAGAAGAAGCTGGCTGAACATGGGGCGGTATTTATGACCACCGATGATGCCGGGATTGACCTTCCTAAACGGAACTTTGTTCCTGTTAGAACGCCCCCGGCAAAGGAGTATTGGAAGTTCTGGCGGGAACGGGTGATCAGCATAAATACCGCCACCCTTCAGGAATTTGAACTTGATTCAGATTTTTGGGGTTCCAATGAAAGCTATGAGCGGGAATTGATTGGTGATACCAGCTTGACCCGCCGCCTGTATGCCCGTCAGCTTTGCGGCCTATATAACCCGAACCGGTATAAAGCCTTCCGGGAACTGGTGGAGAGTACGGAAGATCGCTTGATTGTGTTCTATAACTTCACAGAAGAAATGGAGCGCATGAAAGGCATTGTGAAGGCTATGAACCGCCCTGTGTCCATCCAGTCTGGTGAAATCAAGGATTTAGGAGCCTATAACTTCCGTTCTAATTCTGTGACCTTCATTCAGTATCAGGCCGGGGCAAGAGGGGGCAACTTCCAAAAGGCCAATAAAATCATTTATTTCAGCCTTCCCGAAAGTTGGGAACTGTGGGAGCAGAGCCAAAAGCGGATTCACCGCATGGGACAGGAACGGCCATGCTTCTATTACTGGATGATTTGCCCCGGCACCGTGGAAGAAAGCATTTTTTCCACCTTGCAAATGAGAAAGGATTATAACGATGAACTGTTCAGAAAATACGAGGATAACCACCCAAAGGGCTAAAAGAAATCAGTGGTTTCGGCGTATGTTTTCCGTTGCCCTACTGATAGGAGTGCTGATTGGGTTCCTGTTTGCCAAAGTACCAATCTGGTTTTCCACCCCGGAGCCTACCACCACGGCGGTTTTGTATGGGGCCTATACCGGCCAAGCTGTCAAAGTTCAGAGTGATGGAACCATTGTTCAGGCCGGTGACTTCATCCCTTTGAATGTCCCTATGGATGAAAGCCTTCAGGAATATGTCTATTGGATGGCAGATGCCTATGAAATTGATTTCACTTTCCTGATGGGCCTGATCCGAAACGAAAGCAACTTTCAAGTGGATGCTATCAGCGCCACCAATGATTATGGCCTGATGCAGATTAACCAGAAAAACCATGAATGGTTGTCCAATGCCGTTGGTGTAACGGATTTCCTTGACCCTTACCAGAACATCCAAGCCGGTATTTATATTCTTGGCACCCTGTTTGAAAAGTACGATGATCCACACAAGGTTCTGATGGCTTACAACATGGGGGAAAGCGGCGCTTCCAAGCTGTGGGATCAAGGGATTTACCAAAGCAAATATTCCCAACGGGTGATTGGCTACCAAGAAACCTACATAAAGGAGTTGAACGGAAATGATCAAATGTGAAAACGCTTGTCCCCGTGGAAAGTTTGATGGGTGTTGCCATAAATGCCCGGATTTCCACACTTGCCCGGATTCCTGTCAGGAAGATCCCAACACCTGTGGTTCTTCCACCTTTGATGAAGAAGCAGGGCTTCAAGCCTTCCAGCAATCCCAGCTTGCCACCCTGAACGCTATTGCGTCCCTGACTTCTCACAAAAAGGCCATTGAAGAACAGGAAAAGACCATGAAAGCGGCCTTGTATGATGCCATGATGAAGTTTGGCGTGAAGAAGTTTGAAAGTGATGTACTGAACCTGACTTTGGTTGCACCAAGCAATTCCACCGCTATTGATTCCGCCAAGCTGAAGAAAAAATATCCCGATATTGCGGCGGAATGTTCCAAACCTAATCCCAAGGCCGGTTATGTGAAGATCACTCTGAAGGATGGTGGAAAGTGATGATGAACCCTTTATGTTTTGTAACCATCACGCTTCACTTTGAAATCAGAAACAGTGAAATGTATGGCGGAAATGGTTCAGTTGGGTATTCGGCTTCTTCATTTCAAGGGGTTGCCCACCCTGAACAGGCGGATGATTCCTTTGTAGAAGCCCAGCGCCGCATTACAGCAAAGTTGTTGAATGTGCCGGTTGAAGATGTAACGGTTATCACAAAGGATGCCTATGATGCCGCCACGGAAGAACCGGAAGATGATTTTGATAATGGGGATTGGTGAAGCAGATGGCAAGGGATGAATTTTGGGATGCCCTGAAGGAACACGCCCACCGAAACCACCAAGAGCGGGTTTCCAAGAACCCTGACCGGATCGCCTATGCCATTCAACAGCTTGAAGCCCACGGGATCGAATACCAGTTGAAAAACCAGCAGACCGGCCATTTCCATTGCTGGCGGAAGTCTGATGATCAACTGTTTCAGTTCTACGCTGGAACCGGCAAGATTCAGGGCCTTCAAACCCGTGGTATTCACAACTTGATCAAAATATTGGAGGGGGTGAAAACTAATGTTTGGCAAGAGGAAAAAAGAATTACTGATCCAAGCCGCAAGGATTAGAGAACTTGAAGAAATTCTTTGTCCGTGTGAACAGCATGATTGGGTTAGTACCGGTTATCACTTCGATGATGGAACCGGATGTGGAGATTCAACCACTTTCTATCATTACATCTGTAAACGGTGTAAAAAGCGGATGCAAAGTATTCACCTGTATCTTGGGAGGGGTTCTGATGGCCGGTGAAAAGAACTTTGAAAACCGCTTGAAGAAGTGGTTGGAGGATGAAGGGATTTACCCCTTGGGAGAACCGGTTGATCGTATGAGCGCCCCGCCTTGTGGATATTGGGAAAAGCGTTGGGGTGGTGGAAGGTATGTGAAAAGCGGCCTTCCTGATATGCGGATTGTGGTGAAAGGGCTGGCCCTTGAAGTGGAATTAAAGGCCACCACCGGCACCCCTTCAGAACTGCAAAAGCGCAATATTGCCCAAATCAACAATTCCGGTTGCTTCGGCTTCATCCTGTACCCGGAAGGCTTTGAAACCTTCAAAAAAATTGTGAAAGGGGTGAAACAATGCGAGTTTCCCACAGCCGGGTTGATCTCTTTAATAGATGCCCATACAGATACCGCTTGCGATATGTGGAAGGGCTGAACACGATCCCGAACACGGACGCAGACAACGCCCTGATCCTTGGCACCGCCCTTCACACCGGCATTGAAGAAGGGGTTGAACAAGCCCTTGACTTCTACAAGAACAGCTTCCCGGTTCTGACGGATGATCACATTCATGAAATGATGAAGTTGGAAGCCATGATCCCCAAGGCAAAGGCCCTATTGCCACCGGGCGGAACCTTTGAACTTCCTATTGGAAACGATGATTTTATCGGCTTCATGGATTATCTGTGGCCCGCTGGATGGATGAACACAAGGCACCCTTCCAACCATTGGGGTGAAGATGTTCAGGTGTTTGATCTGTATGATTTCAAGTATTCCAACAACGCCAAAAGCTATGCCGTTTCCGGTCAGCTTCACGAATACAAGTATTGGTATGAACTGACCCATCCCGGCCACCGGATCAGGAATATGTATTTTCTGATTGTTCCCAAGGTGAAGATCAGGCAGAAGAAAACGGAAACCATTCAGCAATTCCGGGACAGGTTGCAGGATGCTTTGAAGGATGCTGAACCGTCTTTGTTGCCGATTCAGTATGACCCCATGAAGATTGTGGACTTCCTGACCGATGTAAAACACATGGTTGAAGCCGCAGATTTCCCCAAGAACCCTAACCACTTTTGCGGTTGGTGTGAATATCAAGAATACTGTGAGAAAGGATGGGATTATATGTTACTCCCCAAGAATGAACGGCGTAATCTGAACGTCACCAAAAAGAAGGTTGTGTGGATTTATGGCGCACCCTTCAGCGGAAAAACCTTTTTTGCCAACCAGTTTCCCGATCCTCTGATGTTGAACACGGATGGCAACATCAAGTTTGTGGATGCGCCTTATATCGCTATCCGGGACACGGTAACGGTAGAAGGCCGGTTGACCAAGCGGCTGTTGGCGTGGGAAGTCTTTGCCGATGCCGTGGCGGAGTTGGAGAAGAAGCAGAACGACTTCAAAACCATTGTGGTTGACCTTCTGGAAGATACCTATGAGGCTTGCCGGGTGTATATCTGTGACCGGCAGGGATGGAAGCATGAAAGTGATGATTCCTTCCGGGCATGGGATATGGTGACTTCCGAATTTCTGAACACCATCAAGCGGTTGGTCAGTCTGGACTATGAAAACATCATCCTGATCAGCCATGAGGATCGGAGCCGTGACCTTACCCGCAAGAGTGGTGACAAGATCAGTTCTATCCGCCCCAACCTTCGGGAAAAGGTTGCCAACAAGGTTGCTGGCATGGTTGACCTTGTGGCCCGGATCGTGGCGGATGATAATGACCGGGTTCTTTCCTTCAAGACTTCTGAAGTGATCTTTGGTGGTGGGCGGCTGACTGTCCACAACAAGGAAATCCCGCTGGATTATGAAGCCTTCTGTGAAGTCTACGAGGAAGCCAACCAGAAGGCCGCAGGAGCCATGAAACACGGCGGCAATACCCCGGCTACCCCCGCACCGGAAACGGCTGATAGCGGCGAACAGAAGCCCACCAGACGGGGCAGAAAGCCCAAAGAGGAAGAGCCACCGGCCCCTAATCCTGAAGATGTGGAAGATGCTGAACGGGCGGCGGCTGGTGATCCTGATGGTACATGGACACCGGGCGGCGGTGAAGCAGATGATTCCGACCCTGTGGAACAGACGGAGCCGAAAGCCTTGCCCAAATGCCCTGATGGGGAACGGATCTTCAAGCAGTTCAACGACAGCAAGGGTGAAATCCCTCTTTGCCCGAATATTGATGCCGGCCACCGTTGCCACAAGGAAGGCGGCCCTGATGCTTGCCCCCTGTGGGACAGACCCAAAGAGGATGATCCCACACCCAAGATGGATGTGAACCCGCCCCGGCGCACCCGGAAGAAGCGTGAAACCCATGAAAATTGATCCTTGCCCCTGTGTGATCAGCCTAAAGGATGGTTCAGTTCACACGCTGTTTGAATTCCGCCACTTCTTGGAACTGGTGGAAGATTGCATGGGCTACGATGCCGCCAAATGGTTAAGAACCCATGTAGAACAGGCAGAAAAGGCCGCTGATTATACCCAAGCCAAGGTTGATACTGACCTGACCGCTTACGAAAGCGATTTGGAGAGCAACCGCAGAGCCTTTCAGGATATTCAGACGGAAGCCGCCGCCATTATGGAAGTTCTTCAAGGGAAGCGGGTTGACCGTCAAAAGATCGCCCATTCCGTGAGAGAAATAGGAAAGATCATTTCCAATCAGATTTAGGAGGTAAACACCATGAATGATGCGCTGAACAAGTTCAAAGCGGAAATGGAAAAGCGGGGACTGTTCCGCAAGATCACCCTTGCCGCTAACATGATCCCCCCCCCCGCCCGGTTTTGACCCGGAACCCCTGATGGCCGTTCACAAGCTGGCCGCAAAGGAAGCGTTGATCATGTACGCACAGAAGCATGATGATTTCTGTGAAATGATGGCTGAAGCGGCTTTTGAAAACCTGTTTGACACCATCCTGACGGATGATTTGTTCAAGCCGGTGGAGGGGTTCACCCCTACTGACGAGGAACAGGCCAAAGTGAAGGAAGCAGAGCAGACCGCTAAAGCCATTACCGGCCTGTTCGACATTCTGAAGCATTTCAATTAAAAATATTTTTTGGAGGTAAAAATTATGGCTATCGACTTTGACAAGATTGATCGTACCGTTGATTTGAAGGGCCTTCAGGCCGATGTAGAGGATGCCAAGAAGAATGGCGGCGGGGACTTCCCCACCATTCCCGCTGGCAAGTATGAAGCCCGTGTGGAGAGCATGGAAATCAAGGGAACCAAGGCAGACCCCAACCGTCCCATGCTGGCTGTGTCCTTCAAGATTCTGTCCGGTGAGTACAAGAACCAGCGCCTTTTTATGAACCGGGTTCTGTACGGCACCAAGAACGACAAGAACATGATCGCTTCCGCTATGGGCTTCCTTGAAAAACTGGATTCCGGGGTTCCCATCAGCTTCACCAGCTATAAGCAGTTCGCCCAACTTGTTCTTGATGTGGCGGAAGCCATTGATGGGAAGCTGGAATATGCGGTGGATTATGATGATACCCGCTTCAATTCCATCAGCATTGATGAAGTCTTTGAAGTTGAGGATTAAGAACCAATGTGCACTTTTTCATAATTAAATCGTGCACTATATGTACTTAAAGTTGGATTTTGAACCTTGACTTTCAAAAGGCCGGGGCAAGCGCCCCGGTTGGCCCCAAGGTGAAGCCTTCCCGTGGCGGGGCTGTTTTCACTGATTCACCGAAAATTCCTTCAGAAAGTGGGTGACACGATGATCTTCTATGACTTTGAGGTTTTCGCTTATGATTGGCTGGTTGTCCTGATTGACTTGGATGCCAAACAGGAAACTGTGATCATCAATGACCCTGACAAATTAAAGGGCTTCTATGAGAGCCACAAGGAAACCATTTGGGCCGGGTACAACAGCCGCCATTATGACCAATTCATTTTGAAGGGTATCTTGTGCGGGTTCAACCCAAAGAAAGTGAATGACTGGATCATCCTTGATGATAAACCCGGCTACCGGTTTTCAAGCCTGTTCAGGAACTTCCCCCTGATTAACTATGATGTGATGCCCAATCCGCCTATCAGCCTGAAGGCGCTGGAAGCCTTCATGGGGCATTCTATCAAGGAAACCACAGTTCCCTTTGATATTGACCGGCCCTTGACAGAAGCGGAGCTGGCGGAAACGGTCAAATATTGCCGCCATGATGTGGAAGAAACTGTGGAAGTATGGGTTCGCAATATTGCGGAATTCAACACCACAATGTTCTTTGTAAATCACTTTCATCTTGGAAGTAATTCTATTGGGAAAACCAAAGCCCAGCTTGCCGCAGAGATTTTGGGCGGGAATGGGAAGGGAAAATCTTTTGATGATGAATTTGACTTTCCAATTTTAGATTGCTTACGGTTGAAGAAATACCGTTTTGTGGCGGACTGGTATAAAAACCCCGTTAATCATGATTATGGGAAGGCGCAGGAGAATATAACCGTTGCCGGTGTTCCACATACCTTCGCTTGGGGCGGTGGGCACGGCGCTATTCCCAAATATCACGCCCACGGGATCTTCTTGGTAATTGATGTTACAGCCTATTACCCATCCTTGCAAAAGCAATACAAAATTGGGTATCGGGTAATGGATCATCCTGAAAACTTTGAGTTCATCCATGACAGCAATATTGAATTCAAGCGCAAGGGAGATAAAAAAGCCCGTCAGCCATTCAAGATCATGGACAATGCTATTTCAGGGCAGATGAAGCAACCACAATCGGCCCTTTACGATCCCATGAGCAACAACACTATTTGTATCAACGGCCAACTTCTACTTCTGGATTTAGTTGAACACCTTGAACCCTATTGCAAACTTGTTCAGAACAACACAGATGGTATCATTGTCCAGCTTGCGGATTATGACCGGGATTTTGAAAAGATTGATGATGTGGTTTGGGAATGGGAGCAAAGAACCGGAATGAAGATGGACTTTGATACTTTCATGGGTGACATTTATCAGAAAGATGTAAACAACTATTTTTTGGTTGACCGGGAAACCGGGGCAGTCAAAGCCAAGGGCGCTTATGTAAAAAAACTGTCTGATCTGGATTATGACCTTCCTATTGTCAACCGGGCTATTAGTGAATACTTTTCCCACAAAACCACACCAGAAGAAACCATTATGGGGTGTGGAGATTTGCGAGATTTCCAAAAGGTTGTAAAAGTTTCCAGTAAATATGAATGTGCGCTTTATTCCCCGGTGATCACGCTGGAAAAAATCAGGGACGAAAAAGGCCGTTCAAAGACCGTGAAAAGGTTTTGTGGCGGTGAAGTTCAAACTGATAAAACATTCCGTGTGTTCGCTTCAACTGACCGGAGCAAGGGCGGATTGTTCAAAGTGTCCGGTAAAGTGGTAAGGGGCCGCAAGAAAAACCCCGAAAAATTCGGGAACACCCCGGAACATTGCTTCATTATCAATGATGATGTGACAAATCTTCCCGTTCCCGATGAACTGGACAGGCAGTATTACATTGATTTGGCGTGGAAACGCCTGAAAGATTATGGAGTTGAACGAGAAGGGGGGGGGATTTGAACAATGCAACTGTTCAGGGGCTATGTACCGACAAAGGACAAACAATGTCTTGAAAAGTTCAAAGGGCGGAAAAGGTTGAACACCCTTGAAGAAGTTCAAGACCTTGACGAATACGCCGCTATTCTTGGAGAAGAAACCATCCTGATTGATGTGGATGATGGAGAAACCAGTGATCTTCTGTTCAGCATTGTTCAGGATTTAGGGCTTCGGTGCAGGGTGTATGCCACCACACGGGGCAAGCACTTTTATTTCAGGAACCCGGAAGGGTATGTGGAAAAAAGCTGGACAAAACAGACCTTGGCGCTTGGTATTGAAACAGATTCCAAGGTTGGGCGGAACAACAGCTATGCCATTATGCGCTTCAATGGGGTTGATCGGGAAATCATTCAGGATTGCCCGGAAGATGAAATTCAAGACCTTCCCAAGTGGCTGACCCCGGTAAAAACCAATATGAAGTTCTTGGATATGAGAGCCGGAGACGGGCGGAACCAAGCCCTGTTCAACTACATTCTAACCCTTCAAAGCGAGGACTTCACCAAGGAAGAAGCCCGTGAAACTATCCGCATGATCAACCGGTATGTGCTGGAAGATCCCCTTTCTGACCGGGAACTTGAAACAATCCTTCGGGATGATGCCTTCAAAAAGCCTATCTTCTTCAAGGATAAAACATTTCTGTTTGATAAGTTTGCGGTTTACCTGAAGAACAACAACCACATTGTAAAAATCAATAACCAGCTTCACATTTACCGGGATGGTATTTATGTTCCGGGGGCTATGGAAATTGAAGCACAGATGATTAAGCATATCCCAAACCTAAAACGGGCGCACCGGTCAGAGGTTTTAGCTTATCTGGAAGTAATGTTTCAGACCGAGGGAGAAACCAGAGCCACTAACCCCAATATCATTGCCTTCAGCAATGGCCTTTACAATATCCGGGATGGTTCTTTCATGGACTTTACCCCGGAAATTGTGATTACCAACAAAATTCCGTGGCCGTATAACCCAGCCGCCCACAATGAACTTCTGGACTACACATTAAACCGGTTGGCTTGTAATGATCCTGAAGTCCGGGCCTTGCTGGAAGAAATGGTCGGGTATTGCCTTTACCGTCGCAATGAACTTGGTAAAGCCTTCATTCTGATTGGCGATAAGAGCAACGGCAAATCCACCTTCCTTCATGTGGTCAAAAATATGTTGGGGGATAAGAATATTGCTTCCCTTGACCTGAAAGAACTTGGGGACAGGTTCAAAACCGCTGAACTGTTCGGAAAACTGGCGAACATTGGTGATGATATTGGGGATGAATTCATTGCCAATGCTTCAGTGTTCAAAAAGCTGGTTACAGGTGATCGGGTAAATGTGGAGCGTAAGGGACAAGACCCCTTCGAGTTCAATAACTATGCCAAGTTCCTGTTCAGCGCCAACAACATCCCCCGCATGAAGGATAAGACCGGAGCCGTTCAAAGGCGCTTGGTGATTGTTCCCTTTGATGCCAAGTTTACCCCCAATGATGCAGATTTCCGCCCATTCATTAAAGATGAACTGTGTGAACAAAGTTCAATGGAATATCTGATCCAGTTGGGCTTGAATGCCCTGAAGCGTGTTCTGACCAACGCCGCCTTTACCACTTCCAGCCGGGTTCAAGGGCAACTTGACGAGTACGAACAGAACAACAACCCCATTATTGGCTTCATTCAAGAAATCGGGCTTGATGGGATCATCAATGAAGCCACTGATACAGTTTATCGGAGATATAAGGAATATTGCATTTCAAACAATTTCCAAGCCCTATCCAAAATTGAGTTTTCCAGACAAATCTGCAAACGCTGTGGCTTAACCAGTGGAGCAAAGTATATCAAGGGAAGAAAAACAAGAATTTTCGTGGAAGAAGGTGATTTATAATGGGTGGTTCTAAAAAGGTGTTCACTGTCCTTGGAAGTTCCAGTCATGCGCTTGAAAATCGGGAAGCCTTTGACTACTACGCCACCGATCCAAAAGCTGTGGAAATGCTGTTGGAACTGGAACAGTTTGCCCCGGTGATTTGGGAACCGGCCTGTGGTGAAGGTCACATTTCCAAGGTACTTCAGGCACACGGTTATCAAGTCATTTCCACCGATCTTGTTTACCGGGGCTTTGGTGATCCTGAACCGCTGGACTTCCTGAAAGAAACCTTGGACGGCTTTGAAGGGGATATTATTACAAACCCGCCGTATTCTGTTGGGCTTGAATTTGTTCAACGGGCGCTTGAAAGTGTGCGGCCCGGTGGGAAAGTGGCAATGTTCCTGAAGGTTCAGTTTTTGGAAGGACAGAAGCGGGGAGCCTTCTTCAAATATACCCCCCCCCGTATAGTCTACATATCCCGTTCCCGTTTGGCCTGCTATAAGAACGGAGATATGAGCGTTAAGCCCGAAAGCGCCATTGCTTATGCGTGGTATGTATGGGAAAAAGGATTCACCGGTGATCCGGTGATTAAATGGTTTAACTGAAAGGGCGGTGGAATATGAACCATCAGTATTCAAAATTCAAAAATAAAGCTATCCCCTATGCCAAAGTTGGGCGGCGGGTATTTGGAAGCCTATTCAATGCTGAAGCCTTCTGTTCTGAACAGGGGCTTGATGTAAATTCAGCCATTGAATATGGTGAAAACCCTGAACTGAAGAAAGAGGTTCAGGAAATCGCCAAATATCAAAAAGCGGTTATTCGGGAAGTTCTTCATCGGTTGGAAAAGCGTTGTTCTTTCCTACATGGTGAAATAACTGGATTTTCTAATTCTCTGTCTGTTTGCCACCCGCTGGATCGGGGGTATTTGGAAAACAGGCTGAAAGAAGCGATTGCAAAGAGTACAGCCACCCATGAAGCAAGGGAAATGGTGTGGACGGTACTTGAGGAATTGGAAAGGTTGAGTGAATGGCATGATTAAAGATAGTGGAGAACGCACCCGGTTTGATACCGGGGCGGTTCGAGATATGCACACCGGCAAGGGCCGCATGGATTTATTGCCGTGGGAAGCCCTTGTGGAAGTATCTAAACATTGTGAAGAAGGGGCGCTGAAGTACGGGGAACGCAACTGTGAAAAGGGCATTCCCATTCACAGCTTGATTGATTCGGCCTTCCGCCACCTTGCCAAGTACATGATGGGCATGAAGGATGAACCCCACCTTCGGGCGGCTTGCTGGAATTGCTTATTCGCCCTGTATATGGAAATCAAACACCCTGAACTTCAGGACATACCAACCAGAATGGAGGAACCGCATGAACAGGGCTGAACGACGGAGAGCCAAGAAAACAGGGATTCCGGTGAAGAAGGAACCTGTGGTAAATATCAAAGCCGCTGATATTCATAAAATCAAACAGGCCGCTTCCAAGGAAGCGGCGGACAAGGCTTTTCTTCTGATGTTGGGGTTGCCGGTTATGGTGCTTCATGACAAATTCGGTTTTGGGCCGGTTCGCTGTGAACGGTTCACCGATGCGGTTCTTGAACTGTATGACAGTTTTGAAAAAGGTTATGTGTCCCTTGAAGATATTCACCTAACCCTGAAGGAAGAAACCGGGATCGCCATTGTTTCAGATGGGAGGTTGAAAGAGCGTGGGAACTAAACCTTGGCAGAATAAAGAAGGCTATGCAGACCCCACCGCATACGAGGGTTTGAAGCCTGTGATCCGGGAGGATGAAGAACAGCAAAAGCGGTTGAACAATCTGATCTTTGTTCTGAAGTATATTATCCGTTTGGCCGGGTTTGAACTTCTGAACAGGATTGAACTGAAAGACCGAAAGAGCGGGAGGGAATACCGGTGAAAATGACAGTTAAGATCATCGGAACAGTTGATGTGCCTGATGATTGGGGTGAAATGGCCCAAGATGTGGCGGATTATCGCTACAATGAACAACTTGAATTAGAAGATGCCTTGGATGAACTGAACCGAAAACTGAAAGATTATCCTAATGATGTGGAAATTGAGGTGTTGGAGCATGGGGCCTGAAAATGACACCAGAACTGGAACCCTATATATGAACGGGGAGCCTATTTCTGAAATTAAAATACCGTCAAGGCAGGTGGAGCAGTCAAGTTTCCCCAGGACTTTTGGAGATGTTTCTTTCAAATTGACAATGGACTGTTCAAGGTGGTTTTGGTGGAAGCTGAAGTGGTTGGTGTTCAAAGACCGATTGAAGGCGCTGATACATAGGATTACCCACTTTTGAAAATTAACTTTCAAGAAATCGCCCCTACCAAACACTTCAGGGGCGGTGGTTGGAACAGATGGGAACAGATACATGGGCTTGATCTGTTCTGGTGAAAACTATTGTAAATGCTGGCGTTTAGGTAAAGTAGAACAGATGGAACAGATATTATATTACTTAAACTTAAAATATAAAAAATATATAAGAAAGTAATATTAAAAGAGAATAGACAAAAGATGTGTTCCATCTGTTCTACATATTGAAAAGCCTTGATATTTCAGGAGTTTTCACAGAACAGATATGTGAAAGGATGTGTGATACATAGTGACTGATAAGGAACTTTCCCAACGGGCCAAGGAATATTTTGCCCAAATCCGAAAAACTGACCGCCTGATCCAGCGGTTGACAGATACAGTGAATACCCTTCGATCCGGGTTGACCAGTCAAAGCTATGAACTGAAGCCGGACAAAGTTCAGACTTCCGGGCCAAAAGACACTTTAGGGGAAACGATTGTAAAAATCATGTCCCTTGAAGATGATATTAACACCCGGATTGATGAACTTGTGACCATGAAGAAGGAAGCCTTCAGCATGATCAGCAAAGTTCCTGACCTTGACCAGCAAAATGTTCTTGTAGGCCGGTATATCCAACTGAAAAAGTGGGAAGATTTAGCCGCTGAATTTGAGTACACCACCCAATGGCTTTTTGAGATCCACGGGAAGGCTTTACTTGCTTTTGCCAAGGAAAATGCCGATTTCTTGAAAGAACCGAGTAAAGTTTAGTTTCACCTGTTGAAAGTTTAGTGTTTTTTCGGCTATCATATAAAGTGAAAAAGCGTCCGAGGGGGAACCTTCGGCGCTTTTCTTTTGATTTCAAAGGGGGTGAATACCTTGACGGCAAGACAGAAGAAGTTTTGTGATGAATACCTAATCAGCGGCAATGCCACCGATGCGGCAATTAAGGCGGGGTATTCGCCCAAGACCGCCAAGCAGACGGGTTCGGAAAACCTTGCAAAACCTGACCTAAAACAGTACATTGAAGCTGAACTTGACAAACTGCATTCCGCCAAGATTGCTGATGCCCAAGAAGTCCTTGAATACCTGACCGCTGTAATGCGGGGCCAGCACACCGAACAGGTGTTGAAGCTGGCCGGTGATGGTGTTCAGGTGGTGGAAGATATTGATGTTTCCGCCAAGGAACGCTTGAAGGCCGCTGAATTGATCGGCAAGCGTTATGCCCTGTTCAGTGACAAAATGGATCTTGGCGGCGCTGTTCCCGTGGTTATCATGGGGGATGATCAACTTGAAGATTAACCCCAAAGCCAAGGTGATCCGCCTTCCTGAAGTGGTGGGCAAAGGTTACGCCACCTTCTGGAACTTCAAAGGCCGCTACCGGGTTTGCAAGGGGAGCCGTGCAAGCAAGAAATCCAAAACCACGGCCCTGAACATCATCAAACGGATGATGCAATACCCGGAAGCCAATACCCTTGTGGTTCGCAAGGTGTTCAGAACTTTGAAGGATAGCTGTTTCACGGAATTGAAGTGGGCAATCAACCGGCTTGGTGTTCAGGCTTATTGGGAAGTGAAGGAAAGCCCCCTTGAAATGACCTATACCCCCACCGGTCAGAAGATTTACTTCCGGGGCCTTGATGATCCCCTGAAGGTAACTTCTATCACGGTTGAAATTGGCTATTTGTGCTGGTGCTGGATTGAAGAAGCCTATGAAATCACCAATGAAGATGATTTCAATATGCTTGATGAAAGTATCCGTGGCGCTATCCCGGAAGAAACCGGCCTGTTCAAGCAGATCACCCTGACCTTCAACCCGTGGAATGAAAAGCACTGGATCAGGAAGCGGTTCTTTGGAGAAATCACCGGCAAGGATGCCCAAGGGAACCCCACATATCAATTCCATGACAGTTGGACTTCCCCGGATGGGCAGATTTACGCCACCACTACCAATTACCTGTGTAATGAATGGCTGGATGAAGCTGATCTGAAGGTTTTCCAGACCATGAAGGAAACCAACCCCCGGCGTTATAAAGTGGCTGGTTTGGGCGGTTGGGGTATTGTGGATGGCCTGATTTATGAGAACTGGCGGGAAGAACTGTTCAACCCGGCTGAAATCAGCGCCAAAGATGGTGTGAAATCCGCCTTCGGCCTTGACTTTGGTTATACCAATGACCCCACGGCGCTTTTCTGTGGGCTGGTAAGTACAGCAGAAAAAACCATTTGGGTTTTCGATGAACTGTATAAAAAAGCCCTGACCAACCGGGCCATTTGCGAACAAGTCACGGTGATGGGCTATGCCAAAGAGCGTATCAAGGCCGATTGTGCCGAACCCAAGAGCATTGACGAATTGCGGGAAGCTGGCCTTCAGCGTATCAGAGCCGCCCGAAAGGGCAAGGACAGTGTAAACAATGGCATTCAGTATATTCAGGATTACACCATCATCATTCATCCCCGGTGTGTGAACTTCATCACTGAAATTTCAAATTACACTTGGGCTGAAGATAAGTTCGGGGCCAAGATTAACACCCCCATTGATGATTTCAACCACCTGATGGATGCCATGCGTTATGCGCTGGAAGATATGCTGGTTGGCCCCGCCTTCAGCTTCGACTAATAACAAGATAGTAACAGACAGCCCCGGAAACCGTATGTTTCCGGGGTTTGGTGTTCATTGACCAATAGAAAGGAACCGCCCATGTTTGAACAACAGCACATTTTGAAGAAAATTGAACAGTGGGCGGAGCGGCTTCCCTATCAGTCTTTGAAGATTGAAGTGGAACTTTCAAACCAAACGCTGACCTTGGAGAAAACCAGACAGCGGCCCATTGGATTTCAGCCCCCCCCCAGAGAAAGGACGGTGATTGAATATGCCCCTGTTTACTGATACTGAAACGGCCCGGATCAATCGCCTGATCCTGATGGGCGGCAATACCGGCATGACTGAACTTCAGTTTTTCGCCGCTGAAATTGATGAATGGAAGCGGAGCCGCAAGCGGAAAGAACAGATTACCGGGGATGCCTACTATGAAGGCTACCATGACATTCTGACACGGAAGCGCACCATTATTGGCGAGGATGGCAAACTTCAGGAGGTTGACAACCTTCCTAACAATCGGCTGGTGGATAACCAGTTTGCTTTGATGGTGGATCAGAAAACCAACTATCTTGTGGGCAAGCCCTTTTCCCTGACCTGTAAAAACAAGACCTATTCCGAATTTCTGAACAAGGTTTTTGATAAGAGGTTCAAGCGGCTTCTGAAGTATGTGTGTGAAGATGCCCTGAAAGGCGGGATTGGCTGGTTGTACCCCTACTATGGGGATGATGGCAAACTTGCCTTCAAACACTTCCCGGCCCATGAAATTCTTCCCTTTTGGGCGGACGATGATCACACTATCCTTGATTGTGCTATCCGCCTTTACCCACAAGAGGTTTGGAACGGTTTCAGCAAGGAAATTGTGGAGCGAGTGGAAATCTTCAAATCAGATGGCCTTTATCGCTATGTGTACGATGGAACCACCCTGACCCCGGATGAACAGTTGGGAGAGCATGAAAACTATTTCAGTGTTGACAATGGGGAAGAAACGGTTGAACTGAATTGGGAGCGGATTCCCCTGATCCCGTTCAAGTACAACAAGCAGGAAATCCCCCTGATCCGCAGGGTGAAAACCCTTCAGGACGGTATCAACACTATGATTTCCGACTTTGAAAACAATATGCAAGAGGACGCACGGAACACCATTCTGATCCTGAAGAACTATGATGGTGAAAACCTTGGGGAGTTCCGCCGCAACCTTGCGACCTTTGGAGCCGTGAAAGTTCGGGATGATGGCGGGGTGGACACCCTGACAGTTGAAGTCAACGCTGAAAACTTCAACGCCATTCTGAAGCTGTTCAAGGATAAACTGATTGAAAATGCCCGTGGCTACAATGCCAAGGATGATCGCATGGGCAACAATCCCAATCAGATGAATATTCAATCCATGTATTCTGATATTGACCTTGACGCAAACGGGATGGAAACCGAGTTTCAAGCGGCCTTTGATGATCTTCTGTGGTTTATCAATCAGGACTTCGCCAACACTGGCCGGGGTGATTTTGAGGAAGAAGAAATCACCATTGTTTTTAACCGGGATATGCCGGTGAATGAAAGTGAAGCCATTGAAAATTGTGGGAAGTCCGTTGGTATTCTGTCCAATGAAACCATTGTGGCCCAGCACCCGTGGACAACAGATGTGGAATTGGAGTTGGAGCGGATCAAGAAGGAAAAGGAAGAAGCAATGGAACAGGCGCAGGACTACACCGGCGCTTTTAGGAATGTTCAGAAAGAAGATCCTGATGGTGATGAAGGCGGGGACGAATAATCCCCGCCTTCCCTATATGCCGGGGCAATAATGGGGCGGGGCCGGGGTTCACCTCCTTACCCGGTCAAGGGTGCAATTCCCTTCCCCGGCACTTTATATGGCGTGTTAGTCAAGCGGTTAAGACACCGGCCCTTCAAGCCGGGAACACGGGTTCGACCCCCGTACACGCTACCACTTGCCGGGTTGGTGGAATGGCAGACACAGCGGATTCAAAATCCGCCGCTTCTGGCGTATGGGTTCAAGTCCCATACCCGGCACCAATATTGGGGTGTAGCCAAGAGGTAAGGCAAGGGGTTTTGACCCCCTGAAGCGTTGGTTCGATTCCAACCACCCCAGCCATTCAAGAAGGGAGCGTGACCCCGTGAAAAATGCTGACTATTGGCGGGGCCGGTTCGCCATTCTTGAAAATTCGGCCCACAAGCAAGCGGATGAATACTTTCAGACACTTGAAGATATTTACCGGGAAACTGAACACACTGTTCAGCGGGATATTGAAAGCTGGTATCAGCGATTTGCAACCAATAACAATGTGACTTTGGCGGAAGCCCGGAAAATGCTGACCACCGGACAGCTTGAAGAATTCAAGTGGACGGCGGAACAGTATGTGAAAGCCGCACAGCAAGCCAACCTTTCCCCAGAATGGATTAAGAAGCTGGAAAACGCTTCAACCCGTTTCCATGTCAGCCGCCTTGAAGCAATTCAACTGCAAATTCAACAGCAGATTGAACTTCTGTATGGCAATCAGGTTGATGGGGTGGATGATCTTCTGAAGGAACTGGTTTCCAATGGGTACACCCACGGGGCCTTTGAAATCCAAAAGGGCATTGGCCTTGGATGGGATTTCACCGCCCTGAACCAAAAGAAACTTGAAACCTTACTTTCAAAACCGTGGACAACGGACGGGCGGACTTTTCGGGATCGCTGTTGGCTGAACAAGGCTGATTTGGTGGACACCGTAAACAAAGAACTGATTCAAGGTATGTTGCGGGGTGATCCACCGGCCAAGACTATCACCGCCATTCAAAAGCAGTTCGGAACGGCCCGTTATAAGGCAAGGCGGCTGGTGCATACGGAAACCAGTTATTTCAATGCCGTTTCCAAAATCCAGATGTATAAAGATTTGGGTGTGGATCAGATTGAAATTGTAGAAACGCTGGATTCCCGCACCTGTACGGTATGCCAACCCCTTGATGGAACGGTGATCCCGCTGGCCCAATATGAACCGGGGGTGACTGTCCCGCCCTTCCACCCGAATTGCCGGGGAACCACTTGCCCCCATTATGACGATATGGACGGCGAAAGAGCCGCCCGCACCGCTGATGGAAAGGTGTACTATGTCCCGGCTAATATGAAATATGCCGATTGGAAGAAGGCTTTTGTGGATGGCGTGAAGGACGGTTTGACGGTTGCCACCGTGGGCGCTATAATGAAGGCGAAAAGGGAATTAGAGCCGTTGAAAGCTGAAATGTTCCCTGAATACCTGACTGACAAGAAGGAACGGAAGAACACCCAAGCCCTGATTGATTATGTGAATGCGTGTGAAAACGCTGATCCCGATGTGGTTGCCCTTTATTCCAAAATGGGCGCTATGGAAAACATTAGGGCCAACGGCATTCCCATGAAGGTTTCCCACGGGAAAGGATATGCGGTCAATTATCGCTATTACACCCGGAATGATCAGCTTGCAGAGGTTGAATTGATTATTCCCAAGCTGGCCGGGGATGATCTTACCGGCCAAGTGGTTACAACCTTACATGAGGAAATGCACCTGATGGATATGTTCAACCGGTCAGACCCGGCAAAGTATTCAGGTTGGTTCAGTTCCAGCCACGCCAAGTTAAGTTCCTTTTTCCAGAAAGCCAACACCGATATTGCGGATGATATTGATTCCCTTTTTGAAGCCTTCGATAAGGAATGCAAGCGTATTACGGCGGAAATCAATGCTGAATTGAGAACCGCCACTTCTGCCTTGACGGATCAATACTATGCGAGAACCATTTCTTATTCCGACTACAAAAAAGCCTTCAATAAGCTGAAGCGTGAAGCAAGTGAACAAATTGATTATCAGTGCCGAAACGCTATGGGCGGCGGTATCAGTTCCCTTGAAGATATTTACGATGCCCTTTCCGGTGGTTCGGCCCGTGATGCTGGCCTTGTGCGATATGGTCACGGTTCCAAATATTACCGGGATATTGGGAAACGGGCGGAAGAAACACTTGCCAACTATGGTGCTTTGTCGATTGTTCGCCCTGATTTGGTGGAAATGCTTCGGAAAGATAAACCGGAGTTGGTGGAAGCGTTGGAAGAAGTAATTCAAGATATGTTAAAGAAAGCTGGTGGTTGATATGACACGGGAAGAAAAGCTGATGAAGGTTTATGCGCTGTTGGCTGAAGTTTCTGATGTTCTGGTTGACCGCTTCTTTGATGTGGATAGTGAAGAACTTCTGGATGAAAAAATTGAAGTTCTTACCGCCTTGAAGGACGGGAAATCGCCTGACCAAATCCCCAATTATTATTCTATTCTTGAAAACTTCAGCCCGGATCAGCATTGGGACTGATCCACAATATTGTTGATTGAACCACCCCGGCCTTCGGGCCGGTGGTGGTTTTTTCATACCTATTCGCCGTTTCCCGGTTGTGGGCGGAAAACAGAACCGGGGGAAATCGTGGTTCCTGACCCACGGTAAAAAAGGATTTTATGATGGAGGTATCACACTATGACGAAAGAAAAGCTGATGGAGTGGGGCTTGACCGAGGAACAGGCCAACAAGGTTATGGAAGGGCTGAACGGTTCTTTTGTGACCAAGAGCCGGTTCAATGAGGTGAACGAGGAAAACAAGACCCTGAAAGCCCAAGTTTCTGAACGGGATGGACAGATTGAAACCCTGAAGAAATCCGCTGGTGATAACACGGAACTTCAGAACCAGATCACCGCCCTTCAGGAAGCGAACAAGCAGAAGGACAAGGATCACGCCAATGAAATCAAGGCCCTGAAGATCAGCAATGCCGTTGATGTGGCCCTGACCAATGCCAAGGCCAAAAACAACACCGCTGTAAAGGCACTGTTGGCCGCATTCTTGGAGAAGGCGGAGCTGGCCGATGATGGCACGGTGAAAGGGTTGGATGATGAAATTGGCAAGCTGACCAAGGGCGAGGACACGGCTTTTCTGTTCGACACCAGCGGCAAGGCCAAGTTTAAGGGAGCCAAAGCCGCTGAAAAGAGTGATCCCCACAATCAGCCCACCGGGGATGATCTTTCCAAAATGTCTTATGACGAACTGTGTAAGTACATGGAGGAAAACCCGGATGCGGTTTTGGAGTAACCCACACAATTTGACTACACAGAAAGGAAGTTTGAACGATGGCTAACAGCAAGTTTGATGCAAAGTCTTTCAACCCTGAAGCGTTTAAGTACATGGTTGGCCGTGTGCCCAACCTGACCCTGAACGCCCTGAAGAAGTCCCGTGCGCTGGCCGGGAACCCTGATATTCGGGCGGTGTTCACCAGTCAGAATGGCACCGGCTATGCCCGTCTTGCCATGCGTGGCCTTCTGGATGGGGATGCGGTGAACTATGACGGTGAAACCGACATTACCGCCACTTCCACCAAGACCTTTGAACAGGGTATGGTGGTTGTTGGCCGTGCCAAGGCATGGACTGAAAAGGACTTCAGCTATGACATTACGGGCGGCGTGGACTTCATGGGCAATGTGTCCGCACAGGTTGCGGAGTACAAGGACACCTTGGATCAGAAAACCCTTCTTTCCATCCTGAAGGGTGTTTTTGCCATGCCCACCACCGATGCCAAGAACAAGGAGTTTGTGGAGAAGCACAGCACCACGATCTATGCCCCTATGAGCGCCACCACCCTGAACAGCGCCGTGAACAAGGCTTGTGGAGCCAATAAGCAGAAGTTTTCTTTGGTGTTCATGCACAGTGATGTTGCCACCAATCTTGAAAACATGAAACTGTTGGAGTTCATGAAGCAGACGGACGGGGACGGCATTCAGAAGGATTTGACCCTTGCCACTTGGAATGGCCGCACTGTGGTTGTGGACGATGATCTTCCCGCCGTGACTGGCTATGCCGATGCTGAAGCGGACACCCCCGGCGCTTTGCTAATCAAGGCTTCTGGTGCTTCCGGTGCTTCTGAAATTGATCTTGCCAAGGCAACCCCCTACTTTGGCACCCGTACCCTTGCCGCTGATATGTATGTGGTTCCCGCTACGCAGTACACCACCTTCATCATGGGCAACGGCGCTATCTCCTATGAAGATATTGGGGCCAAGGTTCCTTATGAAATGGCCCGTGACCCCAAGACCAACGGCGGTGTTGATACCCTGTATATGCGTCAGCGCAAGGTGTTCAGCCCCTATGGTATCAGCTATGAGAAGAAAAGTCAGACCAAGCTGTCCCCCACGGACACCGACTTGGAGAATGGGCAGAACTGGACGCTGGTTCACAGCGGGGAAAGCACCGCTTCCCAGCGCACCTATATCAACCACAAGGCCATTCCCATTGCCCGGATTCAGTCTTTGGGTTGATGGAATGGTGGTGATTCCCGTTGCGTGAACAGGTTATTGCAATGCTTACGGCCCTTGGCGTAACGGGGGCCGCTGAAGATCCCCTGTTGGATATTGTGATCAGCAATGTTCAATACAGGGTTCAAAACGAAACCAACCGGAAGGATATGCCTGAAGGGTTGGTGAGCGTGGCCGTTTATATGGCGGTTGGCGAATACCTGAACATGAAGAAGGTTTCAGGGCAGTTGGAAGGGTTTGATCTTGAAGCGGCAATCAAGCAAATTCAGGAAGGCGATACCAACACGGTTTTTGCCATTGGGGATGGGAATTTGACCCCGGAACAGAGGTTGAACAGTCTGATTGACTACCTGACCAATGGGCGGAGCCGTGAACTTCACCGATTCAGGAAGTTTGTATGGTGAACGCCCACAGAAAAGCCCTTGAACGGTTGTGGAAGGATCGGTGTTCCGTTTTCGTAAAAGAAAAAGTCACCGATCCAACCACACACCTGACTGACTTTGAAGAAATGCCGCTTCTTCAGGATCAGCCTTGTAAACTGTCTTTTGAAACCGTAACTTCAACCGGTGGTGATTCGGTTGCCACCGTTACCCAAAATGTGAAGCTGTTTCTTTCCCCTGATGTGAATATCCCCGCTGGCTGTAAGATCGTGGTGAAAAGGTTCAATGACCTTGAACGGGAGTTCACCTATTCCAAGAGCGGTGAAGCGGGGGTTTTCACCAACCACCAAGAAATCCAACTGGTTCCGTTCAAGGGGTATGCCTAATGAGCAAGTGGGGGAAATGCGATTTCAAGCAACTGGAACGGCTGAACAAAAACATGGAAAAACTGATGGGCGCTGACTTGGATCGGTTTTGCCGCCAAGCCGCCAAAGACCTTGCGGGGCGGTTGCTGAACAAGGTTGTGAAACGGACACCCGTTGTATATGGAACCTTGCGGGATGCGTGGGCGGTGATGCCCGTGGGCCACCGGGGAACCCATTACACGGTTGTTGTGCTGAATAACCTTCAGTATGCTTCCTATGTTGAATATGGACACCGGCAGAAGCCGGGGCGGTTCATTCCCGGTTATTGGGAAAGTGACCGCTTTGTTTATGATCCCGATGCGGAAGGCGGGATGGTGCTGAAGCAGAATTGGGTGAAGGGGCGCTATATGCTGACCATTTCCACACAGGAGTTGGAACAGCAAGCGCCTAAAATTCTGGAAAAGAAACTGTATAAGTTCCTGAAGGGGTGTTTTGATGCTTAATGAGATTATTAAGGGAATTTCAATGGCGCTGAACACCGCTTTTGGGGATGGGTATGAAATTTTTCAGAACAATGTTGAACAGGGCTTGAAAGAGCCTTGTTTTTTTATCGCTGTTCTGAAACCGGAAATCACCCCCATGCTTGGGCGGCGCTTCATTCAGCGCAACCCGTTTGATATTCAGTATTTTCCGACTTCCCCCGGCAACAATGCGGAAATGATCACTGTTGCGGGAACGATGGTGGAAGCCTTGGACTTCATCAGCCTTCCCAACGGGGATCAGCTTCATGGAACCAGTGTGAACTATGAGATTGTGGACAATGTGCTTCATTTCTTTGTGAATTACAACTTGCCCATGATTCGACCCGCTGAAGAAACCTATATGGAAACCTTGGAAACCGAGGTTGGAACGATTGGAGGGGATTAAAAATGCCAACCACAAAGACCCGGAAGCCCAAGACAGCGGAAGCGGCCCCGCCTGTTTCCAATGTCCCGGTTTTCACCAAAAGAAATATCCTGACCTTCCAGCGATATGCCAAGCGGCGTGATCTTCTGTCCGTTTTGCTGGAAGATGGAAAGGAATACACGATGGAGCAGGTGGACAGCTTGCTTCAAAACTTTTTCAAGAAAGGCAAGGTGAATTGATATGGCCCTTGGCGGCGGCACTTTTTTGACGCAGAACAAGGTTCTGCCCGGTGCATATATCAACTTCATTTCGGTTGCGAATGCAAGCGCCACCCTCTCTGATCGTGGTATTGCGACCATCCCCCTTGAAATGAATTGGGGGCCTGAAGGTGAGGTTATCACCGTTGAACTTGGGGAGTTCCAGAAGAATTCCCAAAAGATTTTCGGCTATGCGTACACGGCGGACGAACTGAAGCCCATGCGTGAGATTTTTAAACACGCCCAAACGGTTCACTTCTTCCGCCTGAATTCCAGCGGCGCAAAGGCCGCTTGCACTTATGCAACGGCCAAATACCCCGGCACCCGTGGGAATGACCTTCGCATTGTCATTGAGGAAAATGAAAACAGTCAGCCGGAAAGCAAACTGTATGATGTTTCCACTTTCCTTGGCACTGTCCAAGTGGATCAGCAGAAGGCCATTTCTAAAATGACTGACCTGAAGCCCAATGATTATGTGGACTTCAAAACAGAAGGAAGCCTTGCTGTGACTGCTTCCACCCCCCTTACCAGCGGCACCAATGGGAGTGTGGAGGATGCGACTTATCAAACCTATCTGGATAAGATGGAAGCCTATACCTTCAACGCTATGGGTTGCCCCACCAATAAATCCACCATTGCTGAACTGTTTTCTGCCTTCTGTAAGCGGATGCGGGATGATGTGGGCAAGAAGTTTCAGGTGGTATGCTTCCGCAAGCTGGCCGACTATGAAGGCACCGTGAGTGTGAAGAACACCATTGTTGGTGAAACCGATGATCCCGCCCTGATCCCGTGGGCAACCGGCGTGATTGCGGGAACCGCCGTGAATAAGTCCGCAACCAATATGGACTATGACGGGGAATATCAGATTGATACTGATTATACCCAAAGCGAATTGGAAGCCGGTATTCTGGAAGGTTCGTTCATGTTCCATCTGGTGGATGAAAAGGTTGTGGTTTTGGAGGATATTAACACCTTCATTTCCGTGACGGATGAAAAGTCCGGGGACTTTTCCAGCAATCAGACAATCCGGGTTCTGGATCAGATTGCCAATGATATTGCTGTTCTGTTCGGCAAGAAGTACCTTGGCAAAGTTCCCAATGACGCTTCCGGGCGGATCAGCCTGTGGAACGATATTGTGAAGCACCATCAGGAGCTTCAGAATATCCGGGCTATTGAGAACTTCTCCAGCGATAATGTGACGGTTGCCCAAGGCGATACCAAGAAGGCCGTTGTGGTGACGGACTATGTTACCCCGGTCAACGCTATGGCCCAGCTTTATATGGCTGTCTATGTCCAGTAAGAAAGGGGTGTAAGAGTATATGGCAACTGTAATGCAAGCCAAGGACGCTGTTTCCGCTTCTTTGGCCGAATGCTTTGTAACCATTGGGGATAACCGTTATAACTTCATGCAGGCTATCAACCTTGAAGCCAATTTCGAGAAGAACAAGACGGAAATTCCCATTTTGGGCAAGACCGGCAAGGGTAACAAATCCACCGGTTGGAGTGGTACGGGTTCCGCAACCTTCCACTATAACACCAGCATTTTCCGCCAAATGATGAAGCAGTACAAGGACACCGGTGAGGATGTCTATTTTGACATTCAGGTGACGAATGAAGATCCCACTTCTTCTGTGGGCCGTCAAACCGTGATCCTGAAGGATTGCAACATTGATGGCGGCATTCTTACCAAGTTTGACGCTGATGCGGAATACTTGGATGAAGATATGGACTTCACTTTTGAGGATTTCGAGATGCCGGAAGCCTTTACCCTGCTTGCGGGAATGGAGTAACATTGCCAAAACCCGCCCCATTTTGATAATGTGGGCGGGTTTTTCTTTTTTCAATTTCAAAATAGGAGGATTTTAACAATGAGTTTGTCTGCTTTTCTGGCTGAAAATGCCCTGTCCGTTGAGAATGTGAAGTTTGTTGCTTCCAAGCGGTTTTTGTCTGATGAATTGGACGATAAGGGCAAGCGGAAGCCTATGGAATGGGAGATCAAGGCCATTACCGGCACCGAGGATGAAGCCCTTCGGAAGTCCTGTGCCAAGCGGTTTCCCGTTCCCGGCAAGAAAAACCAGTATCAGAAGGAAACCGACTATGATATGTACCTTGGCAAGCTGGCTGTGGCCTGTACGGTATTTCCCAACCTGAATGACAAGGATCTTCAGGACAGCTATAAAGTGATGGGCGCTGAAGCCCTTCTGAAAACCATGCTGACCCCCGGCGAGTATGCCGATTACCTGACCAAAGTTCAGGAGGTTTGCGGGTTTGAAACCACCCTTCAGGATGAGGTGGACGAGGCAAAAAACTAATTGAAGAAGGTGATGGTGAAGCAAATATCGCTTACTATTGCCTTCACGAACTGCATTTGACACCATCTGCTTTTCTGGACTTGCCCCGGAAAGAACGGGCCTTCATTATTGCGGCCATTGATATTCGGGTGGAGCGGGAAAAGAAGAAACAGAAAGAAATTGAACGGAAACAGCGCCGGGGCCGCAGAAAGTAACTGTTGGCCCCGGCCCTCTGCTATGGAAAGAAGGTGAACCCCTATTGGCAACCATTAGAACGGCAATCGCCCTATATGACGGTGTTACTGCCCCGCTGAAGTCCATGCACAAGGCTATGAACATTGTGCTGAACAGCTTTGAAGCCATGCAACGGGCTTCTGGTAATTCTGTGGACACTTCAGCCATTCGGGAAGCCCGTGAAGAACTGGCAAGAGCCGGGGCCGCCTTCGATTCCATTGAAGAAAATATTCGGAATGCTGGCAACCAGCAAGACCGCTTCAACAGGCGGATCAGGGACGGCACCACCGCCGCTGATGGCCTTTGGAGCAAGCTAAAAGGCATTGTGGCCACCGTGGGTGGGTTGGCGGCTGTAAAGAAAATTCTTGGGGTTTCTGACCAGCTTACCAGCACAAATGCCCGGTTGAATAACGCCATGATCAACTTTGATGATGGCGGTTCCCTTACTGACCTTGAAAAAAAGGTAATGGCTTCGGCGCAACGATCCAGAACTTCCTATATGGATGCCGCTTCTTCCATTGCAAAATTGGGCCTAAATGCCCGTGATGCGTTTGGAAGTATGGATGAAGTGATTGCCTTCCAAGAACTGATTAACAAACAGTTTATTATTGGCGGTGCGAGTGTTCAGGAACAGCAAGCCGCCATGATCCAGCTTACCCAAGCAATGGCTTCCGGTGTGCTTCGTGGTGAAGAACTAAACAGCGTATTTGAACAGGCCCCCGGAATTATTCAGAGTATAGCAGATTACTTGGATGTTTCCATTGGTGAAATCCGGGCTATGGCCGCAGAAGGTCAACTGACCGCCGATGTAGTGAAAAATGCCATGTTTGCGGCGGCGGATGATATTGAAACCAAGTTTTCAAATATGCCCAAAACTTGGGGGCAAATTTGGATCGGGATGAAGAACAAGGCCCTGTCTATCTTCAATCCTATTCTGAACAAGGTAAATCAAGTTGCTAATAGCGAAAAGTTCACCCAAGTAACGAATGGAGTTATCAACGGCCTTGCCGGGATCGCTTCTGTTGCAACGGTGGTGCTTGACCTTCTGATTGGCGGTGCCGCTTTGGTGGTGGATAATTGGTCATGGCTTGCCCCTATTGTTGGCGGTGTTGCAACGGCTTTTCTTGTTTTGAATGGAGCCATGCTTGCCTATAAAACAGTGACCGGCATTGTGAATGCGCTGGAAACCGTAAAGGCCGCAAGACTGGCTATGACTACCGTTGCAACCGGAGCACAGACCACCGCCACCTTTGCCCAAACAGCGGCCCAATACGGCCTGAATGCGGCTTTGATGGCTTGCCCCCTTACATGGATTATCATTCTGATTATCGCCCTTGTAGCCCTGTTCTATGCGGCTGTGGCGGCGGTCAATCACTTTGCCGGTACAAGCGTTTCCGCCACAGGCATTATCTGTGGTGCGTTTATGGCGGCGCTGGCCTTCATCGGGAATATCTTTGTGGCCCTGTGGAACTTGGTTGTAGATGTGTTCGTGATGATCTACAACCTTGTGGCTACGGTTGCAAACTTCATCGGAAATGTATTCAATGATCCGGTTGGGGCTGTGGCCCGTCTATTTTTCGACTTGGCGGACACGGTTCTTTCCGTCCTTCAGGCTTTGGCTTCGGCCATTGATACTATCTTCGGTTCTAACCTTGCCGGTTCCGTCCAAGGCTGGCGTGACAGCTTGGGCGGTTGGGTGGATTCCACCTTTGGCAAGGGTGAAGAAATCATGGAAAAGCTGAATGCGGAAGATCTTCATTTGGGCCGCTTCGAGTATGGAGCCGCCTTTGATATGGGGTATGAATTCGGCCAAGGCGTGGAAGATACCGTGGGCGGCTTGTTCGACTTTTCCGCAATGGACAGCTTGGGGGCCGCTGATGGGCTGGATGCCTTCAACCTTGGGAACACCCTTGATGGTATCTATGGCAACACCGGGGACACAGCGGGGAACACCGCCGCCATGAGTGATGCCCTTGACATCGCGGAAGAAGATTTGGCCTATATGCGGGATATTGCCGAGCGGGAAGCAATCAACCGGTTCACCACCGCTGAAATCAAGGTTGAACAGCACAATGAAAACCACATTTCCAAAGATACCGATCTTGACGGGATCATGGATGCTTGGGCCAATGATTTTGCTGAAAAGCTGGATGTTTCTGAAGAAGGGGTGCATGAGTAATGGCATACAAAATGTATTTGGGTGGTGTGCTTATGCCCATCACCCCTTCCAAAGTAACTGTGAAGATCAATAATCAAAACAAAACCATGACCCTGATCAATGGGGAAGAAATCAACATTTTGAAAGCCGCTGGCCTGTCTGATGTGTCTTTTGAACTGTTGCTTCCCCAAGTTTCCTATCCTTTTACCAATGGCGGGGCGCAATCCGCAAGCTATTACCTTTCTTTGTTTGAGCGGTTGAAAACCAGCAAAGAGCCTTTCCAATGGATTTTGAACCGACAAAGGCCCAATGGCGGGATGTTCTTCTATACCAACCTGACAGTTGGAATGGAAAACTATGAAATCACGGATGATGCCGGGGCCGGGTTTGATGTGAAGGTGAAAGTGAACCTGAAGCAATACAAAGCCTATGGAACCAAGACCGTAACCATCAAACAACCGGCTACCCCCGCAGAGCCGCCCAAGGCAACGGTTCAAGAAGCCCCCCGGCCTACCGCCACCGCTCCCAAAACTACCACCTATACCGTGAAATCCGGGGACTGTCTTTGGAATATTGCCAAGAAATATCTTGGGGACGGTTCCCGATATACTGAAATTTATAATCTGAACAAGGATAAAATCAAGAACCCTAATTTGATTTATCCTAATCAGGTTCTTACTTTGCCTTCCTGAAAGGGGTGATTCTGTTTGGCCGTTGAACTGTTCATTCAACACGGCAGTACAATTCAATATCCGGTTGTTAAAGAAGGGGCCAAGCTGACCTTGGAGCGCAAAGGAACCCCCGGAAAGCTGGAATTTACCGTTGTCAAGTGCGCCGGACTAAACTTCCAAGAAGGCGATCCGGTGAAGCTGACGGTTGACGGAACCCCCATGTTTTATGGGTTTGTGTTCAAGAAGAAGCGGGACAAAGGCCCCACCATTGATGTTGTGACTTTTGATCAGTTGCGATACCTGAAGAACAAGGACACTTTGACAGAAGAAGGGCTGAAGGCTTCTGATCTTCTGAAACGGTTGGCAACCGATTTCCAGTTGAACCTTGGTGATGTGGAAGATACCGGGTACACCATTGAAACCATCGTGGAAGAAAACCAAACCCTGTTTGATATGATTCAGAATGCTTTGGATGAAACCCTGATGAATACCAAACAACTGTTTGTTCTTTATGATGATGTTGGAAAGCTGACCTTGAAAAACATCAATTCCATGAAACTTGATCTTCTGATTGATGAAGAAACCGGTGAAAATTTCAGTTATGAATCCAGCATTGATGATCAGACCTATAATAAAATCAAGCTGGCCTATAACAATGAAGAAACCGGCAAGCGGGAATTGTATGTGGCCCAAGACGGTGAAAAAATCAACCAATGGGGCGTTCTTCAGTATTTTGAAGAAATCCAGACCAAAACCGGTGCTTCCGCCAAGGCGGATGCCCTGTTGAAATTGTATGACCAAAAAACCAGACGCTTGACCATCCAAGATGCGTTTGGGGATGTTCGGGTAAGAGCCGGAAGCGCCGTGGTGGTAGCCCTGAACCTTGGTGATATAATCACCAACAATTTCATGGTGGTGAACAAAGTCACCCATACTTTCAAGGATAATGAACACCGGATGGAACTTGATTTGATTGGGGGTGAATTCATTGCCTAATGCCGTGGAAGTAGTAAAAAAGGCGGCTGTGGAAGCCGTGGAAGCTGGAAAACCTGTGAACCTGTTGTTTGGTGAAGTGATTTCCGCTTCACCGTTGAAAATCCAAGTGGATCAGAAAGCAATCTACACAGAAAAAATGTTGGTGCTGACCCAGAATGTCACTGATTATGAAGTGGATATGACGGTTTCCCACCAAACTGTGGTGATCAGCCACAGCCACCCGGTTGTTGATACCTATACCGGGGGCGGTGAAGCAACCCCCATAGACCACAACCACCCCATTCAGGGGCGAAAGAAATTCAAAGTTCACAATGCCCTTGTGGTTGGTGATTGGGTGCTTCTGGCCCGGATGCAGAAGGGCAAAAAATTTGTAGTGCTGGATCGTATCAAAGCGAACCCGGCCTTGAAGGGGGAATGGCTATGATCCCACAGACCGGGGATGATTTGCGGCAGGATTTTGAGTTTGAAACGCTTCCCAGCAGAACCTTCCGCATGAACCACAATAGCTTGACCATCATTGGAACCATTGATCAGATTCAAGCCGTTGAACAAGCGGTGTATTTGATTCTGAACACTGAACGCTATGAATGGCTGATCCATTCTTGGAACTATGGTGTGGAACTTCACAATCTGATTGGGCAAGATGTGGAATACTGTATTCCTGAAATTGAACGGCGGGTTCGGGAAGCCTTGCTTCAGGATGACCGGATCACCGCCGTTGAAAATTTTCAATTTGAAGTGAACAAGAAAAAGGTGCTGACCACTTTCACGGTGGTCAGCATTTTTGGTGAAATCAATACAGAAATGGGGGTTGAAATCTAATGTATGAAGCGCAGACCTATGAAGTGATCCTTGCCCGGATGCTTCAAAAGGCGCTGTCTGTCAACAGCAATCTTGACACCCGTGAAGGATCGCTGGTGTGGCTTGGGAACGCCCCCGCCGCTGTGGAACTGCAAAATCTGTATATTGCCCTTGATACGGTATTGAATGAAACCTTTGCTGATACCGCAAGCCGCCCTTATCTGATTCAAAGAGCCGGTGAACGGGGCCTTTCCCCGCAACCGGCAAGCCCCGCAATTTTGCAGATGGCGATTACTCCCACAACCTTGTTTCTTCCCATGAATACCCGCTTTTCCATCGGTGAACTGAATTACTATGTTTCCGCTAATCGTGGGAATGGTAATTATGAACTGACCTGTGAAACGGCTGGTGAAGCCGGGAACAACTACACCGGAACGGTGATCCCCATTGAATATGTGGATGGCCTTCAGACTTGCACCATTACTTCCATTTTGGTTCCGGGTGAAGATGAAGAAGATACCGAGGTTTTCAGACAGCGTTATTTTAACAGCTTGAACGCCCAAGCCTTCGGCGGAAACCGCATTGACTATATCGAAAAGGTGAACGCCATTCCCGGTGTGGGCGGGGTGAAGGTTTACCGGGCTTGGAACAGCGATATTCGCCCCGCTGAACTGGTTCCCCCTGAAGGAACAAGCGAATGGATCAGCGGCCTTTCCGGTGTGCCTGAAGCCGTGAAATCTTGGCTTGATGCCGTGTATGCCGCCGCAAACAATAACAAGCTGACAGTGGGCGGAACGGTCAAGCTGGTGGTGATTGACAGCACCTTTGCGGAGCCTTCAGAACCTTTGGTGGAACTGGTGCAGACCACCATTGACCCCTTGCAGAACGCCGGGGAAGGCGTGGGTATTGCGCCCATCGGCCATGTGGTGAAGGTGTACGGGGTGGAGAATGAAACCGTGAACCTGTCCTTCACGCTGACCTATCAGCAGGAATGGAGTTGGGAAGATGTAAAAACCTATGTGGAAACTACCATCAAGGCATATTTCACGGAACTGGCCCAAACATGGGCGGATCAGGAACAACCCCTTGTGGTTCGTGTCAGTCAGATTGAAAGCCGCCTGTTGGCGGTTAGCGGGATTCTGGATATTGCTGATACGAAAATCAACGGAACAGCGGCCAACTATGAACTGGCCCTTGATCATATCCCGGTTCTTGGTACTATTACCCCGGCAACCGGTAAGCAGAGCGCATAAAGGAAGGTGATTGAATGGATCGCAAGCTAATCAATTACCTTCCTTATGTTGTCCGGGATTATGCGGAATTTCAAGGGATTACCGGAGCCGAGCAACCGGAGTTTGAAAACGCATGGGCGGCAGTGGATGATCTTCTGAATAATCAGTTTATCAAAACCGCCGGAAATCTTGGGTTGTCCAGATGGGAAAAAATCTTGGGTATCACCCCAAAAGGAACAGATACCTTGGATGATCGCCGCTTCCGGGTGCTTACCCGCCTGAATGAAGAACTGCCCTATACCTTGCCACAGTTGCGGGTGATCTTGGAAAGCCTTTGCGGAGCCGGTAACTATTCGGCTGATGTGGCAGATTACACCCTTTTGGTAAAGGTGGGTGTGGCCGCAAAGAAAAATTTCCAAGATGTTCAAACCTTGCTGAAAAGAGTTGCCCCAGTCAACTTGGTTTTGGTAGTTCAACAGTTGTTCAATATTCACCAAGTATTGGGCGGGTTTACCCATGCCCAACTTGCTTGGTACACCCATTCTGAAGTAAGAACAGAAGAACTTCAAACCCATGAATGTACCCCACACAAAACACTTCGGCCCTTCACCCATGCCCAGCTTGGAGGGCTGGAAAACAAATCTATCAGAAAGGAAATGACAGATGGCACAGTTCACACCTAATTATGATCTGGTGAAACCAGCCCAAGAAGATTTCTACAATGTGGACGATCAGAACCGCAATATGGATAAAATTGATACGGCCCTAAAAGCCCATGATGATTCCTTGGCCGGAAAAGCGGATCTTGGGGAAGATGGTAAGGTGAAGCCTGAACAGCTTCCCGATTCCAGTTCTGACCCCACAGAAGCGATTGAAGAAGCCATTAACACCCACAATGAAAGCCCTTCCGCCCATGCTGATATTCGGGAAACTGTGAAAAAAGCCCTTTCCGCCGCACAGACCGCACAGGAAACGGCGGATTCGGCCTTGGAAGCTGTGTCAGGGTTGATTTATACCATTGATGTTGTTCCGTCGCAGAACGGCACCCTAACCTATAATGGCGGGGAACAAAGCCCGTCTTGGAACAGCTACAACCCGGAAACTTTGACCCTTGGCGGAACCACAACCGCCACCAATGCGGGAACTTATACCGCCACCTTCACCCCCAAAGGAAAGTATAAGTGGACAGATGGAACGCAGACCCCCAAACAGGTAACTTGGACAATCAACAGGGCCACGGTTTCTGTCCCTTCTCAAAGCGGAAGCCTTACTTATACCGGTTCCACTCAAAGCCCGACTTGGGCCGGTTATGACAGTTCTAAAATGACCATCGGCGGCACTACCAGCGGCACCAACGCTGGAAGCTATAATGCCACTTTCACCCCCGGTTCTAATTACCAATGGACGGATGGGGGAAGTGCGGAAAAAGCCGTTGCTTGGACGATTGGAAAGGCCACAGGAAGCCTTTCTTTGAACAAATCTTCCATTTCCCTGAATGTTTCTAAAATGTCTGACACAATCACCGTGACCCGCCCCGGCACCGGCGTAATCAGCGCCGTGTCCAGCGCCCCCAGCGTGGCTTCTGTGAGCGTTTCCGGGAATGTGGTAACTGTTACCGGCAAGGCAAAAGGAAACGCCACAATTACCGTCAGCGTGGCCGCAGATACCAACTATACTACCCCGGCTGATAAAACCTGTTCCGTTAATGTCACGCTTCCCACGAATACCCTGAATGATAACGATTGGGCCACCATTAAACAAGTCAGTGATTCCGGTAAGGGTTCCAGCTATTGGGCGGTTGGTGATATGAAGTCCATTCAGATCAACGGCAAGGTTGGGAACTTCACTTTCTCCAATCTGACCATCAACACCTTCATTTTGGGCTTCAGCCACAACAGCGGCAAGGAAGGGAATAACAAAATTCACTTCCAGATTGGCAAAATCGGCACCACAGCGGTTGCCCTTTGCGATAGCCAATATAACAGTAATCAAAACAACAATGGCTATTTCAATATGAATCCTAATAATAGCAATAGTGGTGGTTGGAAAGAAAGCTATATGCGGAAAACGCTGTTGGGCAACACCGGCACACCCACAAGCCCCCCTTCCAATTCGCTGTTGGCGGCTTTGCCTTCCGCCTTGCGGAATGTGATGAAGCCTGTAACCAAGTACACGGATAATGTGGGCAACAATACCGGCAATACCCAAAGCAATGTGACCAGCACCACCGATTACTTGTTTTTACTGGCTGAATATGAAGTGTTCGGTTCCAGAAGCTATGCAAATAGCTATGAACAAAATTATCAGGTGCAATATGATTATTACAAAGCTGGTAACAGCAAAGTAGCCAATAATCACACCAGCACCGCCTCGGCGGTGTGGTGGTGGTTGCGTTCCCCTTTTTACAACAGCATTGACTATTTCTGCATTGTCTACTACGGCGGCGGCAGCAACAATTACGGCGCTTACTACTCGGCTGGCGTGCGGCCCGGCTTTGCTGTCTAATCCCCCGCAGGATTATCCCGGCCCCATCCCGCCCCCGCAAGGGGGCGGCTTCGCCGGGTGAAAGGAAAATAAAAAAAATATTCGGCGCGTAAGCGCCGACGCGATTTTTGAAAAATTGCTTTTTCCGTTCAAAGTGCTATCACTTACCTGTCTTTAGAGCGCATACACAAACCGAAAAACGCCATACAATAATCTTATGCAAAATTTTTGGAGGTTATAGGATGGCAACCAATAAGCGGGTTTTTACCTTGCGATTATCAGATGAAGTATTTGACAAAATCGGGGCGCTTGCAACCCGTGATCATCGGTCAATAACCAACTACATTGAATATGTGCTTCTAAAGCACTTGGAAGATGTAGAAAGAGAGCAAGGCCCGATTGAAATTGACAACACACCAAGAGGGGTGTAACCGTGTCCGTACTGAAGCAAAAGCGAACCACAAGTAAGGCTGAATTCATCAATACAGCTAACCAAATCTATGTTGAAACCATCAACTTTCTCACCCGCCTTTCCGCCCGGTATTCCCGGCTGATTGCGGAGCCAATCGCAAAGCTGGCCGGTGAGATCATAGACCATGCGGAAAAGGCCAACAGCATTTTTCCTTCAGACCAACAGCGGGTGAGTTTGCGGAAGGCGCATTTGCTTGAAGCAAGGGCTTCCCTGATGGCGCTTGATGTTCGCCTAACCCATGTTTATCTGATTTTGAACCAGAACCCGGAAGGGGCCTTTACTACTTCCAAGGGAAATGCAGTCAAATCACAAGACGCAATGGAAAAATTGGATAAGATGGCGCAAAATCTTGGTGAACTGATCGACAAAGAAAATGAACTTTTGAAAGGGGCCATTAAGAATGTAGGTTCAAGATTGAAAACTTAACTTCAAAAAAATTAGGTGTATCTCTGTTAATGTGCCCTCGGCGGTGTGGTGGTGGTTGCGTTCCCCTAATTACAACAACAATAACAATTTCTGCAATGTCAACAACAACGGCAACAACAACAATAACAACGCTTACTACTCGGCTGGCGTGCGGCCCGGATTTTGCGATTGCGAGGTCAAATGGAGTAACAGAAACCCGGCTTTTGGATTTCAGGTGAAAGACGACCTTCGCAAAAGGAGAGATACTTCCTTGGGTAGCCAATCCCTAAAACTGCCCTTTGATGCCCTTACACGGACGCTTCTTGCATGGTGGGGGATCGTGCCATATCCCATTTCATGTGCAAGGGCAAAGCAGATTAGACGGCACCCTACAATTTATCTGTACGAAAGGCGAATACTTATTTTTATGACAAGCCAAGAACGGCATGAAGCAAGATACCAGCGCCGCAAAGCAAAGCGGCAAGCGAGAAAACAGGCCCGGTGTAATGCCCTTGGGCCGGTGGACAAAGTATTTTCTTACCGGAAGATGTTTTTCTATGGGAAGAAATGCTGTAATGGGGTACGATGGAAGCAAAGTGTTCAAAACTTTGAAAATCACCTATTTTCAGGAACCGCCAACAGGCGGCGGAAGGTTTTGGATCAGACTTGGAAACCCATGAAATGTTCCCACTTTACTTTGTGCGAGCGTGGGAAGGTTCGTCCCATTGATGCGCCCCATATCACTGACCGGCAAATCCACAAGACCCTTTGCAATGAAGTTCTGGTTCCTCTGTATGGCCCTTGCATGATCTATGAGAATGGAGCAAGCCAAAAGAATAAGGGCCTTCACTGGCATTACAGGCGGTTAAAGGAACAGCTTCACCGCCACTACCGGCGCTATGGCCGTGAAGGGGCGGTTTTGCTGATCGACCTGAAAGGGTTCTTCCCCAATGCACCCCATGCGCTTCTGTACCAGCGGCACCGGGAATTGATTTTGAACCCCGACCTTCAAAGAATTGCTGATACCGTCATTCAGCATTCGCCCTGTCCCACACCGGGGCGGGGAATGCCTTTGGGTGTGGAACCATCACAACAAGAAATGGTTGCCATGCCCAGCAAAATTGATCACTGGATCAAATGTCAGGCCCGTGTGGACTATGAAGCCCATTACATGGATGATTACCTTATGACCTTCCCCAGTGTTGATGAAGCAAAGTTCATGGGGCATGAAATTGTAAGACGGTTTGAAGCCGCTGGAATTCGGGTGAACAAGCGGAAATGCAAAGTGATCCCACTTACAAAGCCGTTTCGGTTTTGTAAGGCCCGATTTACATTGACCGAAACCGGAAAGGTGAAAGTGAATGGAAGCCGGGATGGAGTGAAACGGGCAAGGCGAAAGCTGAAGCTATTTCACAAAGAATTCAAAGAGGGAAAAAGAACCTTCTTTGATATTGAACAGTACATGGAATGCCAAAGCGCATATTACCGGAACTTCAATGATCATGGGCGGTTATTGCGTTTGCGGCGGCTGTATCATGCTATCTTTTTCGGAGGTGCGGAATGTTTAGAATCATCAAAGACGGGGCCTCTATTGGCCTAACTGAAAATCTGAACTATATCAAACAAGCCGAAAATGGTTGCTATGTCCTTTGCCCGGAGCCTGATGCTTCGGGCATTGTTTTTGCCGGGACTGTGTACCATTTGTTGGGCCGGGAAACGCTGGACGGGGTGGAAACCGTCAGCTTGGAAGAAACCGATGCAGGAACGGAAATCACAAAATCCAATGAAGCTGGCGGGATCGTCTTTGTGACGATGGCGGAAGCCGGGAACATTGACCCGGTAACGGCGGCGGAACACGCTGATCTGTTTGCGGAATGGGCCTATCCTGTAAACTATACCTTGGGCCAAATCCGCCGCTATAAAGGCACCCTTTACAAGTGTGTTCAGGCTCATACTTCCCAAGAGGATTGGACACCGGACACGGCCCACAGCCTTTGGAGCCTGACCGCCGATCCTTCGGAGGAATGGCCTGAATGGATTCAGCCCATCGGGGCGCATGATGCCTATTCTTTGGGGGCCAAAGTGAGCCACAAGGAAAAGCACTGGACTTCCACGGTTGCAAATAATGTGTGGGAGCCGGGTGTATATGGTTGGGAGGAAGTAACCGATGCAGTATGAAAACTACCTTGCACGAAAAAGGGCAAGGTTTGAAGGTATTTGCGGCCATGTGAATATTCCCTATGGAACCACCCTGACTGTTCAGGACGGTTTTATTATGTGGAAAGGTCAACAGGTTTGTGGGATCACCAGCCAAAACGCCTATGATTACTTCACCCAAAACGATGATGGCCGGGGAAAGGAACGGGGCGAATTGGTTTCTTCCATTCTTCTTTTGCTGGAACGGCGGGATAACGGGTATCAGAGCCGGTGGGATAAGGTTTGGGCGGATGCCCGTTGCCAACAGTACAAGCGCCCGGATCACGATGATCATTGGATTTGGAACTTTAAGTTCTATAATGCCCCGGTGGAGGATTTGAAGCACATTTTCAATCTGATCAGAAAGGGGTGAACGGGGAATGACGGTTTACCAATGGTTGTGCTTGCTTGGCATTCCGGCTTTGATTGCGGCGGCTTTCAAATACCTGTATAGCCAAATCAAACACAATTCTGAAGATTCCAAAGCCCTGAAAGCGGGAATTCAGGCACTTTTGAGGGCGCAAATGATCAGTGATTTCAATAAATATTCCGAAAAGGGCTATGCCCCGATTTATGCACGGGATAATTTTGAAAACTGCTGGAAGCAATATCATTCATTGGGGGTGAATGGGGTAATGGATGATCTTCACATGAAGTTCTTGGAACTTCCTACTGATGCCCCGGAAGCATGAGCCGGGTAAAGAAAAAGCCGAAAAAAGAGTTTTCCAAACTGATCTTGATTTGTGCGGGGGCCGTTACTGTGTTGGTAACGGCCTTCACTTTTATCATGGTTTGGAGAACCAACGATCTTTCCCCATTGGCCTATCTGATCCCCGCTGTCTTTACTGAATTAGGGGTTGGAACCGGGTTTTACTATTCCAAAGCCAAGGCAGAAAACCGGATCAAATTGCGGAAGATGTACGGCCCGGAAATCTACAACGATACAAAGGAGATGTGAACCATGCTGGAAGCTATTATGAACAACCTGATCAATATTGGGTGGGCAATGCTGATCTTCTTGGCGGCGTACCTGTCCAATGTGGCCTTTTCCCTGTACTACAATATCAAAATTTTGCTTCAGCCTTTTGACCGGGAAAAAGCAATCAATTCCGCCCTGAAGGTTGCGGCCTTCGTGGTGGGGCTGACTTTGCTTTGTGTGAGCATTACCACCCTTCCCCTGTACGCCAATCAGGTTGGTTGGGCAATCCCGGAAGAATATGCTGATATGTTTGCTGATCTGGTCATTATTGGGGCGGTTCTGATTGTGTCCTGTAAGTACATTGTGGAAGCATTCACTAAATTCAAAGCTATTTTGGAGGTGACACCTAAAAATGAAATTGGTGCAAAGTATCCTGACGAAAAATGATTGCTATAAGAGCGGCAGGAAGATCACGGTGAAAGGGCTGATGCTCCATTCCGTGGGATGTTCCCAACCCAACGCTTCTGTGTTCGTGAAGAACTGGAACCGTTCTGGCCTTGAAGCCTGTGTGCATGGGTTCATTGACGGGAACACCGGCACTGTATATCAGACCCTTCCTTGGAACCACCGGGGCTGGCACGCTGGCGGAGCCGCCAACAACACCCACATTGGGGTTGAAATGTGTGAACCGGCCTGTATCAAGTACACGGGTGGGGCAACCTTCACTTGTTCTGATACTGCTACCGCAAAAGCCGTGGCAAAGAGAACCTATGAAGCGGCGGTTGAACTGTTCGCTTCCCTGTGCAAGCAGTACAGCCTTGACCCCATGAAGGACGGGGTGATCATTTCCCACAAGGAAGGTTGCGCCCGTGGAGTTGCTTCCAATCATGGTGATCCTGAACACCTGTGGAACCAGCTTGGAACCGGCTACACCATGAACGGCTTCAGGAAGGCCGTACAAGCCGCCATGAAGGGCGGGGGTGTAACTACTACCCCCAACACTGGAAACGCCGCCACGGGCGGCACAGGGGCCACAGTGAAGCCCTATCTGGTGCGGGTGACAATTTCTGATTTGTATATCAGGAAAGGCCCCGGCACCAACTACGGGAAGAATGGCTTCATCAAGCCCGGTGTTTATACCATCGTGGCAGAAAGCACCGGGGCCGGTGCTACCAAGTGGGGCAAGCTGAAAAGCGGCGCTGGCTGGATCAGTCTTGACTACGCAAAAGCGGTGTGATACCGTGTTAATAGTTTGTTACTAATACCCCCGATTTGACCCACTTTCAATGGGCTGAAATGTTCAGTATTTGGGCGCTTCGGAGCGTTGCAGAGCATACTAATTCATGGTATAATAATTATCTCTTTCATAACAAAACCTTATACCAAAAAGGTAAACCACACAAATGCAGCAGTTGCACATATCATCAGAACCAGTAGTATCGTACTTGCAAGTTTCTTCTCAATGGAAACTTTCTGATTTTCGCATAGGACAATCTGCTGAAGATTGTGAAATTCGGCTTCGCTGACATTTCCATTTAATGCTTTCCATGCAGTGCAGCGATCTGTAACCAGCAAAAAATCGGACAGCATTTCCATAAAGATGACAGCGAAAAATGCCAGAGAAAAGAACCACATCCCATTCCATTGAAGTTCTGTCAACACCCTCTGAAGGCTTGAAGGCTTTAATGACACTAACGAAATAATGTAAATCAACGTGTTGCAGAATTCTCTTGCTAATGGCCCTTTTTGTTTAAGAAAATCCATTTTCAACCCTTTCCTTACAAACGGAGTGACTTAACCACCAATAGCCTGATAGTAATCCGTTTTAGAACGAATCAAAGAACCGTTTGACTTGTATTCTTTGACAGTTTGATGGTAGCAATATTTTCGAAATATGTGTTCTATTTTTTCTGCATTGGAATCACCTCATATCAAGTTTGAATTCATATTCTATGCGTCAAATTGTGACTGATTTCAATGATTTTTTTGGTGATGACTAAGATGTTTTATTTAGCTCATTTCGTC